TTGCAACAATTACATCTGCAACAAAGTTAGGGCCTGGTATAACCATTGCAAAGTTTCTTGGTGCATATGGAGATAGAACATCTTTTAATCATATTGGTACTAAAAAAGAAAGAGAAGCGATTGCAAGACAACTATATCTACAAGCAGAAATGATGCGTATGATAAATGGTAATATAGATTTATTCAACAAAGTAAGATTGATAGTAAGTGAAGGTATCTATCGTGCAGGCCCAAATGAAACTCTATCAGGTGATACTCTTGCAAAGAGTAAAGGAGAGTTAGTATACTATCAAGTGATTGGTAATGACGGTATTGTTGATTTGGAAACAACATTTGATATTGCAGAATACTGGAAAGACTATGCGGACTATGGTGAGATAAGATTAGACTACGACTCTTATAATCCAGACAATACTCTTACTGCACAGATTGGAGTCCATATGCCTACTGTCGGAGAAGACTTTAATGTAAACTTTACCAGAATGATTAAAACTTTCTTTAATGGTCAACTACAATCTGACGGTGAGTTTGTCGAAATACTAGAATACTTTGATAGAAACGATAGAAGAGTACAAAGAAACTTATCCAGTAAGATTACCTACGATACGTCTGGTCAAAGTTCACATGGAAGAACCTTACAGAACCAACCACGAAACTTAGAAAAACAATTAGAAGCAGAAGAGACTATTGACAATCTTGCGGATACTCGTCCAGTAGGAAGTGGTCATGAGTTAACTAAAGTTCCAGAAAACTTAGATGTAGTACAAAGACACGTTATAAATGAACCAATAGATAGGAAAAGAATAATAGAAAGAACTGATAAACTTATTATCAACGGTAGAGAAGTAGACCCGAATAGTGCAGAAGGTAAAGCAGAACTTGAAAGAGGACAAAGACTCAGTAATAAATTCGATAAAATAAAACGAGAAAAAGATGCAAGAGTACTTCAAAGTAAAATTGATAGGGGAGAAATTTCTGGATATACTGCTGGTGGTGGTTTAGGTGATGACGAAGATTTCTAACGATAAAATAATCAAACGAGTATAAATAGATACATGGGAAACGCATACGCAAAGGAAGACCAAGGAGATTTAAATGTTTTTAATATCTCTACCAGTCGTTCGTCTAATTATAAAGACATTGACTTAACTTTCAAAGCAAAAGGAACAAGTGGTGATATATTTAAGAAAGAGAATGCGGCCGCAGTAAAACAATCAATCAAAACTCTACTTCTAACAAATAGATTAGAGAAACCTTTTAATACTGACTTCGGTGGAGATATTCAAGGTAGATTGTTTGGACTTGCAATTGATAGTACTGCGAGTGAAATAAAAGACCAAGTATTATATACCATTGAAAAGTACGAACCCCGTGCAGAAGTATTAGACTTGATTGTCACACTTGACCCAGATAGAAATTCACTACATGTAAATGTAGAGTTCAAAGTAATAAATACGGGAGTTATAGTAGAATTTTCTACAGTAATCGAAAGGGTAAGATAACATGGGAACAACAACAATTAAATCAACCGCATTAGATTTTCAATCTATTAAAAGTAATTTAAAAACATTTCTTGCACAACAAGATGAATTTTCGGACTATAACTTTGAAGCATCTGGTCTTTCTAACATACTAGATGTTCTTGCGTACAACACACATTACAATGGACTAATTGCTAACTTTGCATTGAATGAGTCTTATCTTGGAAGTGCTCAGTTAAGAAGTTCTATTGTTTCACTTGCAGAAGGTATTGGTTATATACCAGACTCAATGAACTCTTCTCAAGGAGTTATTAATATGTCAATCAGTCTTGCGGGGGTTTCTGGTAGACCAAATAAAGTCACAATTGCAAGTGGATATAAATTTAATGCAACTGTAGATGACATCTCATATGTATTCCAGACTCAAGAAGAAATATCTGCAACCGATGACGGTTCTGGTGGATATAAGTTTCAAACTGCAGACGGTAGTGAAAACATTAAAGTATTTGAAGGAACTGCAAAGACTAAAACATTTTTAATTACTGGTCAAACCGAAAACTTTGCATACATTATTCCAGATGAAAATATGGATATTGATACTGCAGTTGTTAAGAACTTTGAGACTGCAAGTGGAGTAAACTTTTCTACCTTTACTGATTTAAGAAAAGCAACTAGTTTATCAGAACTATCAAGAATTTATATACTTAAAGAAAGTCCTAACGGAAACTTTGAACTTAGTTTTGGAAACAAGACTACTTTAGGTATATCACCAGTTGCGGGAAATAAGGTCACAGTTGACTATCTATCAGTAAAAGGTTCAGATGCTAATGGTGCAAAGATATTCGCACCACAAAGTCAAGTACAAGTAAATGGTGTTGGATACACCGCATCGGTCACAACAGTATCTAATTCTGCGGGTGGTGCTCCAAAAGAAACTGTAGAGTCTATCAGAACTACTGCACCGTTTCAGTATGCAACTCAAAACAGAGCTGTGACTGCAGAAGATTATGCAACCCTAACACAAAGAAACTTTAGTTCTTTACTAAAAGATATTACATCTTTTGGTGGAGAAGATGCACTTGAACCAGAATTTGGTGTAGTATTCTTATCACTATTATTTACTGACGCAATTGAAAACGATACCTTGACTGGCCCAACAACAAAACAAGAAACCAAAGACGCAATTGTAGATTTACTCAAAGATTTATCTGTTGCATCTTTTGATATTAAGTTTATTGACCCAGTTAAGACTTTTATTGAAACTACTACATTTTTTCAATTCAACCCTAATTTAACCAGTTTAACTGAAAACTCAATTAAGTCATCAATATCAAATGTAATTTCAAAATACTTTACTGACAACACTGGTAAATTTAAACAATCATTTAGAAGGTCTAACGTACTTACTTTGGTTGATGAAGTAAGTCCCGCAGTATTATCTTCTCGAATGAGTGTAAAAGTACAACAAAGATTTACTCCGACTCTTACTGCAGTAGAAAATCATAGTTTAAAATATCCAACTACAATTGCAACTGCAGATGATGTAAATAGAATTATAGAGTCTTCTGCGTTTACTTTTAATAACAATAGTTGTATTTTAAGAAACCGTTTAGGTTCTACAACAATTGAAGTATTTTCAAACACAACACAATCGGTGATTGTAGATAATGTTGGTTCTTTTAGTGGAGATACCGTGACTCTAACTGGATTACAAGTAGACTCAATTAACTCAGGGGATACTTTTATTAAGTTGAGTGTAGTGCCTGCAAATGAGTCTTTTGTCACACCATTAAGAGAAACCGTTGTCGAATTTGATAGTACAAGGTCAACAACACAAGCAGTTGAAGTAGATACGAGTGTAATAAACTAATATGGGACATAAAGTAGACGATACTCTAAGAGACGATAACCGTAGAGAACTTGCGTTTGCTACGGGTCGTGATGTTGATAAAGTTTTACCAGAACACTTTAAAAGTGAGTATCCAAAACTTGTCTCGTTTTTAAAAGAATATTTTCACTTTGAAGATAGTGACGGTTCTCCAAGTAAATTAGTAAATGATTTATTTTATGCAAGAGATATCAATCAGGTAGATGAAACTTTACTTCCTTATATAGAGGACGAACTATTATTAGGTCAATCTTATTATGAAGGATTTATTGATAAAAGAACAGCAACAAAGTTTTCTCACAATTTATATAGTAGTAAAGGTACAAGATTTTCAATACAACAATTTTTTAGAATGTTCTACGGTATCGATGTAGAAGTAGACTATCCTAAAAAAGACATTTTTACTATAGGTTCGTCTGAGTTAGGTGCGGACTCAATTAAGTTTTTAACCAATAATGGTTTGTATCAAACTTTTTCAGTGCGAATAAAAAGTGAACTATCACAAACTACTTGGGAAAGACCATATAAATTATTTGTTCACCCTGCTGGAATGTTTATTGGTTCAGAAGTAAGATTAGAAAAAATTGGACTTCTTGGTACTTCCGCACCACTTTCTATCGTAGATGAAACTGCGGGTGAAATTGATGTGGTTGCTTCTAACACTGCAATGTTCAGTCAAGTAAATCAATTCGCACCAGAAGTCACTGGTCTTTTAGATAGTGGTGGTACAACTCTTAGAGTTATTATTGATGATAGATTAATTAACTCACTTGCAACTGCGAGTATTTCAGATGTACAGAAACAATATGAAACAATGAGAGCTGCAGAATTAAGAACAAGTCCTACATTTGATGCAGACTCGAGTGGTGCTGGTACTGCAACATCTAACTTTGAGATAGACTTTAGTAATGACTTTACAATAGAAACATTTGACCAAGACAAATTTGAAACTTTTTCTTGATTAGGTTTATAACTTGTATAAATAGGACATAGGAAATAAAACATGGCAAAATCAGTAATCGCAAACGGAACAACTGCAAATGACGGTACGGGGGATACTCTTCGTTCAGCCGCAACTAAGATAAACGATAATTTTAGAGAAATCTATAATGTCTTAGGTGGAAAACATGCTTCTGATTTAGTTGCTGGGGATAGTTCAAACGCACTGACTACTAAAATTACTTTTAGTGACTCTGCAACTGGATTAATTAGATTTGAAGGTACAACTGCAGATGCACACGAAACTACTTTACAAGTTGTAGAACCAACTGCAGATAGACAAATAGTATTTCCGAATGCAAGTGGTAATGTTCTACTAGACTCAAGTACTAATACTCTAACAAATAAAACACTTACGAGTCCAGTATTAACAACTCCACAGATAAATGATACCAGTGCAGACCACCAATATGTTGTTGCGGTATCAGAATTAGCTGCAGACAGAACAATTACATTACCTTTGTTAACTGGTGATGATGAAATAACATTCAATGCACATACACAAACATTAACAAATAAAAGTTTAACAACTCCTACTATAAACGCACCTAAGATTTCTGGTTTATCTGGGGGTGGAGTACTACAAGACTCTTCGGGTAATGAGGTATTAGAATTAACAAAGACTGCAAGTGCGGTCAACCACATCAACATTACCAACAATGCAACTAATAATAATCCAAAGGTAAGTGCAAAAGGTACGGATACTAATGTTGATATA